TTAACACATTAAAATCAATACTATTCTTCTCTCTTTCATTTTTTGTATCTGAAATTGTGATGTTTTTAACAGAGACTGATACTTTTTGTTTATTTTTTTATTAGAAGAATTACTTCGTTGGTTATCTTGGGAGTTCTCTGAAGCTCCCAAGATATCACCTGCCTGCTTCCACAGTTCAAGTCCTCGATCTTTCTTCTTCCCACTTAAAGGAATAATCACTTCAGGTCCGTCCTCACCAACCCAGCTCAATATTGGACCCGAAACAAAACTTCCATTTGCATTTTTTTGATTCTTTTAAAAAACCCAAAATGTTTTTTAATAAAGTTCTCTGCACCTCTCACTCGTTTTGTCCAATAGTTTTTAACATTGTTTTTCTGCCTTTTTATCAAACGGTCAAAATATAATATGGATTTATTTGTCTGACTTTTTGTCGGTCTGGATATTGCCTGCTGCCTTTTAGTGAAATTTTTCTCTTGATATCTTGCATTATTATTTATTTCTGCAGTTTTTCTCCACATTCCACTTTTTTGATAGGAAGATTCAAATCTTTTTTGGGAGCGCCGAATGATATCCAACCCTGTTCTTTTCTTTCCGCCATACTGATCCAGATTGCTCTGAATGAACTTTGGACTGAGTGTATCAAATCGTACCCCTTTCAATTGCTTCTTCTGATTATTTTTTGCCTCATTCATAGCTTGCTGCCCTTGTTTTGTCTTTGCCCACACCGGCGCCTCATCATAAGCTTTTCCCATCCATTCAGTAAAATAGTAACTTGCTAATCCGGCTAAATTTTGTAAGATTCAATCCTTTTTCTATAGCTCCAATCATTGAATAATTTGAAGCACCTGTAATATATCCTGGTTCAACTACTTTATTGGAAGACCTATATTTTCTTCTATATTTCATTCTCTGATATTCTCCCATCATATATGATGGAATAGTATTTGGTGTTTGCATTAACTCTATTTCCCAGTCTTCCATTGATAATCCCTCCTTTTTCCAAAAAAGAAGGAGCTTCTGCTCCTTCTAAATTTGTATACATATGTCTTCTTCCAGCTTTTTTGCTATTTCCTCTGCTTTCTCAGGTTTCCACCTTTTTACGATTTCATAAAAAACCTCTCTTGTCGCTAAGGCCGGGAAAATATCCAACCGTACTTTAAGATTTTTTTCCTCTTTAAGGTAAATATTAATAACAGACTGTTTTATAGAATGAGCTGTTGAATGATAATATTCAACCATTACTATTTCTTTCCCTGTATTTTTGCTCTCGTTTCTCTAATTAATATATCCACACACAAAACAGAATAAATCAGCAGAAACACTCCTAACAGCATATTTTTGATTCCTATGTGATATATAAAAATACTGACTGCAATAGTACAAAGCGATAGTATAATAACGGTGTTGCTATTATCATTATTCCAATAATATTCCTCATCCTGAATGCTCATAATCTTTTCTCCTGTAACAATCCGTTTACTTTTTAATCATTATATCACATATTTTGACTAAGCTGTTCTTCTCCAAAAATATACACAAATATAAGGCGGAAGATTCTTCCCTTCACCACTTTCTCCCTTCGCATCTGTCTGATGCCATGGAATCCAATGCTGATGCTTTCCACCATATGTCACAGACCCCCATGTTGTTGTTTTATTTCCGGAAGAATTCCATCTGGCATAGTTATCACCCTTTGCCGTAGCTTTATCATAAAAGTGTACATTTGTTACAGAATGGTTATGATAACCGCCTTCATTACAGTTAAATCCTTGAATACCATGATTGTGACTGACAGCCACTGCATTTTTCTGTCCCCCAGATTTTTGTGCACTGTTAAAATATCCGTCATTTTCATCAACCCCGAATAATGTTCGTCCATTTCCGAACCTTTCCCATTTTCCTCCAAGGAAAGCAGATGGATTGACATTTGTTACACTGGTATAAATACTTCCAACCGGATAAATCTGTTCGAGAAACTGCTGGAATAGTTGATCTGTCTCTTTTTTTGTATACTTATCATTATAGATTCCCTTTTCTTCTACGGAAACATGACATTCCTGATTGTCTCTATGTTTTGCGAATGTTTCAGAGGAAACAAAACCTGCTGGTTCCATTTTTATTTCAGGATATTCATCTCCTCCGCTTTTAAAATCAAATTTCCATGATATAGTATAACCTTTGCTCTCATCTTTTGCAGGAATTACTTTTGCTTCGGTCGCCTGTGCAAGGCAATAAAGTATTTCTCCTTCGTCCGGATCCTCTGCGTAAAAACCAATCTGCCATAAATCATAACGTTCTGTAATTTTTAAATTATCCAGCATAACCAATACTGATGTAACATTACCTGATGTATCTACGCCTTGGACAGAAAGCTTATCTTTCATCTGAAGAACTTCTGTTTGATACCGCAGATCCGGTACTTCTGCTTTCCCTGCTCCTGCCTCTACTCTTGTAAACTTTAAAGTGTTCCCATTATAAAGTTTTGCATGAAGATCCTTCCCTTTATTTGTAATCACTGTATTTCCCCAAATATTCATTTTATTCCCCCTACCTTGTAATTTCTGCATCGAGGTAAAGTACTGTTACCTCATAATGTTCATGTTCAGATATAGCACATCCGCAGTATATATTTACAACTGCCTGTATCAGCTCTGAGACTCTGATTTCATAAGTTAAATGAGCTGGCTTTACTTTGTCTATAAACTCCTTTGCTCCTGTTAAATCCTGCGTATATCCGCGAACAAGCACATCAAAGTTATTTTTCTCTGTATTCTCTTCAATTTGAACTTGATATCCGGTAAGCGCAGAGAGAGCATTTTCCATCTGTCTGGGATTATGATAATTCTTTCTTATCTTATCCATAATATTTTGTCTTCTTTTTTCTTCCGGCAGATGAGGCGCCTCTATCTCTCCATATTGTTCCTCCCAATATTTCAATGCCCACTGATCAGCTGTCTGAATGACTGTCTCATCTCTCAAATTCTGTATAAAGTCGTCAAGTTTGTCCAATTCTCTCCCAATTATCTGGAACAGCCACAGGCAAACATAGCTTTCTCCATATACAGGGCTTATTTCATCAATAATTTTTTGTGCCTGCTCACTTTTTAGTATCTTTTTCATCAACTCAGTTCTATTCGACATAATTACCTCCTAACCCTGGCTGGTTTCATCCATTAGTTGAAAATCTGCATTTTCAAGAAAAGGAATACTGAGTGCTTCAACCTGAACATTTGCTGTTCCTCCATTCAGCTTTAATCCTGAATAATCATATACTCCCGGAATATCCCCAAGGATATTTCCAATCTGCGTATATCTTATTTTCCCTTCCTCAACCACTTTCTTAAGGTAATCCTGAATAGATGCTTTAAACTTTGTTTGCAGCTCATCAATTGTAATGTCCTCTAATTCTACATTTGCTTCAACTGTAATATTTTGTTTCTGAGGAGGTTTTACCTCCACTATGGCATTGACAGGTGCTAAACGTTTTTCAGGATCATCTGTACCCATAATATAGTCCTTTACTCGTGTACAGAGATCTTGTTCTGCCGGATTTCCTGATGCATCTGTAACAACAATCTTTACTATCCCGCTGCTGTCCTTTGCTTCAATCACATGTACAGATCCCACGCCGTCCACAGATTCAGCCCACCTCTTGTAATCACTTATATTTCCCACAAAGGATATTCCTTGTGACTGATCATATTCCATAATTCTTTCTCTTAGACTGTCATCATCTTCTTCCCCATATCCGCCTGAAATCGGAACATAATTTGTTACCCCGGTGATACCTTCTTTTGTGCTCTGCTGCAAAACGATTGTGTTTACAGCACTATTTCCGATGGTCCCCGCTTCTACACATTGTATTGGTACTTCTACACTCCCTAATTCAGGGATTCGAGCTTCTTCCAGTGTCTCATATTCCTTTGCATCTTCACCATTGATTTCTTCTGTAGTAAAAACACTTCCGGACTCAATCACCGTACCCGGTGTTCCGGTAATTGTTAAGATACCTTCCGCATTTGCAGCTTCTTTCCGTTCCAATCCCCTTGTCTCTGCGTGGTAGTCCAGGTAAATCCCCTCTGCAAATCTTGGCCAAATCAGCTTTAATGCCTCAATCAGTTCAAACTGTTTCATTCTTGATATTTCCATTGCTGTCGGTCTTGTGAGGTCATAAATATATCCTCCTTCTGACACGTCAATGTCATTAGGCAGTTCTCCCAGCATTGTATTATGAATTTCTTCTTCGCTTCCTTCTTCTAAAAACTCGGGAATCTGAAAATCATCCTCATCTGTCTCTTCAATCATTTCTAAAATTTCTTCATCCATCACAATCTCTCCTTTTTAATATTCCATTTTAGTATTAATTGTAATATTGCTGGAATCCATCCCGGTAATATTACATGTTACAATTAAAGAATCCTCTTCCTGCCACTGAAATTCCACAGATTCCACTACCTCAGTCCTACCGTACGGATCTGCTTCCAGCGCTTCCTTAATTTCTGTTCTTAAAATATTTTCGGATTCTTCTCTGGATTCAGCCTGAAAAGCTGCCTCCATATCAATTCCGATATCATCGCTGTAAGTCAGACATGAGTAGCGCTGGGTTTTCAATATTTTCATGCACCACTGAATCCACGCCTCAATACCACTGCTTTCTACAATTTTTCCAGTTCCGTCTCTTTTCAGATCTCCTGTCTCCTCATCAAAAAAAATACTTTTTTTGTATCCGGGACGGTCTTCTGTCAGTTCATCTTCCAGCTGATCCAGCTCATCTTCTTCTATATCCAAATCTTCCGGGAATACATTTTCCATATTTCCACCTCTCTTTAACTTTCTTGTTTTAAGACTCCTACGATTACTGGCAGATCATCAGCCCAGACAATCAGAACCTGATCCCCTTCTCGGGGTTCCTGTTCCTTACCAAGACAACACAAACCATACTCATCAGGTCCTATTACATCATCAGGAAAATCCTCTAATATAATTCCGTTTTTCTGCATTTTCCCCACTTCTGCTGTCTGGGATTGATTTACTTGATTTACCGTGCCCATTCTGCTCTGCAAAACAGCTGCCAGTCTTGACTTCCCCTTCTTTGCCATTTACTTTTCCACCTCCAATGTCATTGTCCCATTGGCACAGTCATGCTCCACGCCTTTGACATAGTAATATCCGTTCAGCGCACCAGCATTGCTCTTGATTTTATGTCCTTTTTCTATATACGGATTATCCACGGCCTTCACTGTTCTTGTATATTCCGGCTTAGAATGTTTTTTAAGAAGTTCTTTCGCTTCCTTCTTCGCTTTTTTAGAATTTTTATCATCCTGATCCCGAATGATAATCTCCTGCAAAGTTCCATATTTTTCTGTATTTTCTTTCATTGAAGTAAGCTTTTTTGGCGCCTTATCCTTTTTACCAGTAATCTCCTGCTCCTTATAAATTGAAACCTTTGTCACCATACCATCCATTGTCACTTTTGTATTCTGGGATAGTGCATTTTCCTTATGATTCAACTCATATATTTTTTTGTTATACCCTCTCTCTCTTATATAAACAATGCCTTTTTTACAAAACACAATGTATTTTGTTCCTGTCTTCTTTTTTGCCTCTTTTAATATTTTAGTCAGGACATCGGAAACTTTTTCTCCTCTGTAAACCTTTCTTTTATGTTTCGTCCCCTCATAATCATAATCAAGTTTCACATTCCATTTTTTACATATGCTTTTGACAATACTCTCAGTCGTTCTCCCTTTTGCAAAAAAGAAATTATCTTTTGTGTTTTGAAGATAAATCAGTCTGTCATATGCAGTCAATGTAAGATCTTTTTCTACATCACTGTTATAATTTTTTTCCCAAATAATCCCGCGAAAGATCTCTTTCCTTCCGCTTCCTGTATCACAGTACAAAACTAACGAATCTCTGACATTAATGTTGTTATATAAATGCTTGTATGTATCTTTGAGATTTGGAATTGTCAATGATACACCCTTAGCCAGGTCATCTTTATTTTGAGAGATGACCAGATTCGTCATCAACCCTGACACATCATATTTTGTTTTCTTTGTCTTTATAATGCAGGAATATTTGGGTTCTTTATAGGTCTGGCTCATTCTTCTCCCCTCCTAACTCAACATTCTTCTCAATGTATCATACCCTGCGATACCATCCACTGATAAACCATGTTTTCTCTGGTATTTCCGGATAGCAGCAACTGTCTTAGCTCCACAGATACCATCCTGGTATACCTTTACCTTTTCCTGTACAAAGAAGACAACTGCACCCCTGGATCCTCTCTTAATAAAAATTTTCTTCATTGCATTTTTTGTCTTGCTGTCCAGCACCCCATTCGCCGTCAGTTTTGCATACTTATCTTTATTAATAGCTTTCTGCAATTTAAGCACGGAGGCTTTTTTTGCAGAAAAGGCAGTTGCTGTTGATGGTATCGTCAGCACCTGCCCTTTAAAAATCGTATATTTACTGATTGATTTTTTCTTTTTCCTTTCTCTCTTCACTCTGGTATCAATTAATTTTTTATTAGCTTTATAAATAACTTTATATTTGGTCCCATCTTTATAAAACTTCTTTGCGACTCCATGGAGAGTTTCTCTGTTTCGCTTTACCTTATACTTCTTGGTTCCCTTTTTTGAAGATCTTTTCTTAGCCTTTACCTTCAGGTCAACCGCCTCCACAAGAGAAATGGTATATTTATAATCTCCCAACGACGTGAGTACATAACTGAAGCTGTCAATATATACCTGTTCATTCACCGATGTCCCACTGATAATAAGCTTGAGTTTTTTATGCTGTTTCCTCCAGTACTCCATTATATTGATATAATAGGATGGTGTTTTCAATGTTCCATGGATAAATGACATTTTTTCTCTTGAACTGCCGGGAAATAATGCTGTCCATTTATAGGTACACAGATTTCTTCCCTTTGGCAGTTTTACCTCTCCCAGATCCAATATTTTATATTCCTGGAATCTTGCTGAACTGGAATACTCAATTTCTTCCGGAAGCATAGGAATTTTTATTTTTTTGTTCGCCTTATCTTTTAATTCAATATCCATTTTTTCGTTTCCTTTCTGTTCTTATGATACTGCCGGAATATTCTGATAAGCACTTTCCAGTGCGTCCGCAAGAATATTGCACAATTCATCAGAAACTTCCTCTCTTTGCTCCTTTAGTGCAGAGAGCAGATTGGTACTCTTTCCTCCTCCGCCGCTGCTCTTTAATGAGATATTAATATTTCCGACAGACACACGGATTCCTCCTTTCGCCTGCCCCATACCCTGTGCGGACTGTCTTCCCGGTGCTCCGCCTACCATTCCGCCATTCGCGTACCCGGTGACTCCAAGTGCCTGTCCCGCCTGCTGCCACAGGTCAAGGCCCCGATCTCGTTTATGTCCGCTTAAAGGTATAATCACTTCCGGACCTTCTTCTCCGACCCATCTGAGCATTGGATTATCCACAAAACTTCCATTGGCATTATGTTTGAAGAGACCCCATAGCTGCCTCTTTAATCTGCTGAAAAAGTTTTCTTTCTTTTTAGGTGTCGATTTTTTTGCTGCATTTTTTTTGCTATCTCTCTTCATAGCATCATAACTGTCCATTTGCTGCTGTTTGTATTTATCTGATGCCGCAAAACCGTATGTGGGAGCTTTACTTTTATTAAAACTTTTTAAAATTTCACGGCTGTACGAAGGTTTATACTGCAGTTCCCCTTTCTTATTGCTGTATTTCTTTACCAGTGGATCATACGTCTGTTCCCAAACTTTGTTTCCATGTTTTTCCGCAGCGGCATACACATCATCCCCATATTCTGAGACCAGGTACCCTGCTAGTGCTCCCGCAACAATTCCTGCCGGACCTGCAAATGCACCATACTCTGCACCCAGTTTGCTAAATAACAGCTTTGTGCCACCTTGTGCAATCTTAGTTGTTCCCCATGATACGCCTTCAAGAATTACTTGTTTCCCTGGATCACCTATTTCCGTTCCTTTCCCTTCTTTATAACGTTTATACTTCTGTGCTTCTTCTGCCACATTATGAACAGCCATCAAATTTCCAAGATTCAAAAACTTTCCATATTCTTTTTCTGCAAAGCGCCCTGCTTTACCTATGTTCGCTGCATTGATTATTTTTCCATCTGTACGAATTAATCTTGAGTACAACCCTGTATTCTGAATTTCACTTCCAGCCATATCTGTGATTTCTTTCGCCATTATTTTATTAATATATTCATCTGACAGACCAGTCGCTATGCTCCCTGCACCACCATATACTTTATCTGATACACCTTTTACTTTATAATCTACATTTTGATTTATGATACTTAAAATTTGCTGTTCTTTCTGATTTAGATAATGAAAAGAGCGATTATAGCCCGGTCCGTTATTAGAAATTTTCCTGGAAGTTTTTTTTATTTCCTGATCCAGTTTTTCTAAATACTCCAGGTATTCTTTGTATTCTTCTTCTGTCATATGTCCTCCTCTCCACAAAAAAAGAAGCCCTTACGCTTCTTTTTAAATCGTTTTATAATAGTTCCAAAATGCCTCTATATATTCCTTTATTTCTACAACTTCACTTTCCTCTGGCATTAAACAGGCTGTAGATTTCCTCTTTTTCCCCGGTTTACGATGATAAATAAAAATTCTATCTTCAGGTCTTGAACCTCTTCCAACTGGCACTTTTTTTATTTCAACGTTTATAACCAAATTCCACTCAATAAAAGAACCATTGATTTTTAAACCTTGTTCATTCATATATAAATTAGGAATTTTTCGTCTGCGAAGATATACAGTCCGTCCTATAGCTACTCCAAATAAAACCATTAAACAAGCTACATAGACTAAATCAATCAGCGGTGCTTTAATATACCGAAAAAAGAAAATACCTACTATTATAACCATAACACCTATTATGATTACCAATGTATCTTGATCATCATTATTCCACCAAAATTCATTTCCGTTTTCCCCGAACTTCTGCATGTCTTTTCCTCCACCCTTTTATTTCGCCAAACAACCTATTCTTTATTCTCATGAGTTCTGTATGTCAAACAGTAATTTCTCCGGTTTCTGAACTACTTGTTTTATAATAGTTCCAAAATGCCTCTATATATTCTTTTATTTCTACAACTTCACTTTCTTCCGGGCTTAAACAGGCTGTAAACTTTCTTTTTTTTCCCGGTTCTGAATGAAAAATAAAAATTTCATCTTTAGGTCTTGAACCTCTTCCACTTGGTACTTTTTTTATCTCAATTTTTACGACATGATTCCAAGCAATAAAATATCCATTAACCTTTAAACCTTGTTCATTCATATAAAGCATGACGATCCCTTTTTTACGAAGAAAAACCAATCGTATGGGTAATATTATACAAAACACTGTAAAACTTGCTACTAAAATCCAAACTCCTATTGGAACTTTTATGTATTTTAAGAAAAAGATACACCCTGTGGCGAATAGGACACTGAGTATAATTAGCATAGTGTCTTGATCATCATTATTCCACCAAAATTCATTTCCATCGTCACCAAATTTCTGCATATTATTTTCTCCCGTGCTGCTCTTATATTTATTAAAAGCCAGAATCTCAAAGTACATCTTATAATGCATTATATTCACTCGGTCTTATAGTACTGCCAAAATGCCTCTATATATCTTCTTATTTCTTCTATCTCATCTTCATCCGGCATTATACTTATGGTATGCTCCCCTGTTTCTTCAGGTTTATGATAATAAATAAATATCATTTCTGAATCTTTAACCGTTGGTCCATATGAAACAGTTTTTATTTCCATTTCTATAATCCAGTTCCATGAGATAAAACTTCCCCTTATATTCACTCCTTGTTCATTCATATAAAGTTCAGGTATCTTTTTTTTTCGACGATACATAGTGCATCCTAAAGTACCCGCAAACAACAAAAGTAAAAGCAAGATAACAATAGTCATAATATAGGATGAAGTCCCTATTTTCAAATATAGAATACATCCAACAATAAGTAAAAATCCAGCTGCAATAGATTTGGCATCTTGATCATCATCATTCCACCAAAATTCATTCCCATTTTCCCCAAATTTCTGCATAACGTTTCCTCCCAATCATCACCTATTAATATAATTATACCTTATTTTTCCCTTTATCTTAATAGTCTTTAGGACACTGCCGGAATATTCTGATAAGCACTTTCCAGCGCATCCGCAAGAATATTACACAGTTCATCAGAAACTTCCTCTTTTTGCTCCTTTAGTGCAGAAAGCATATTGGTACTCTTTCCTCTGCCGCCGCTGCTCTTTAACGAAATATTAATATTTCCTACAGACACACGAATTCCTTCCTTCGTCTGTCCCATACTCGGCGGGGACTGTTTCCCTGGTGTTCCTCCTATCATTCCGCCATTAGCATAACCAGTAACTCCAAGTGCTTGTCCCGCCTGCTGCCACAAGTCAAGACCCCGGTCTCGTTTATGCCCACTTAAAGGTATGATCACTTCAGGACCTTCTTCTCCAACCCAGCTGAGCATTGGGTTGTCCACAAAACTTCCATTAGCATTGTGTTTAAAGAGCCCCCATAGCTGCCTCTTTAACCTGCTGAAAAAGTTTTCTTTCTTTTTAGGTGTCGATTTTTTTGCTGCATTTTGTCTTTGTAGCACTTTGTTTTTTTTACTCTGTCTCATCATTGCATTATAGCTGTCCATTTGCTGCTGCTTATACTTATCAGATACTGCAAAACCATATGTGGGAGCCTTACTTTTATTATAACTTTTTAAAATTTCACGGCTATATGAAGGTTTATACTGCAATTCCCCTTTCTTATTGCTATATTTCTTTACCAGTGGAGTATACGTCTGTTCCCAAACTTTGTTTCCATGTTTTTCCGCAGCGGCATATGCATCATCCCCATATTCTGAGACCAGGTATCCTGCTATTGCCCCTGCAACAAGCCCTGCTGGCCCTGCAAGTACGCTGTACTTAGCAAGTACACCAGATACAACAGTTGCCGTTCCGCTTGAAGCCGCCGTTGAACCTGTTTCAATAATCAGCTGTTTACCTACATCTCCTCCTTTCTGTGCCTCACTAACCACATTATGTGCAGCTGTTAAATATCCGATATTAAGAAAGTTCCCATACCCTTTTTTTGCAAGCTTCCCTGCTTTCCCTAAATTATTAGCATTTATTATTTTACCATTTACACTATTTATTTTGGAATACAATCCCATACTCTTTATTTCTTCTCCTGCAAGTCCTGTAATTTCATTTGCTATTTCTTTATTGATATATTCATCTGCCAGAGCTTTTGTAACTTCACCTCCTCCGCCATATATATAATCTGGTACTCCTTTTAATTTATAGTTAACATCTTGATTGGAAAAACCAAGTATTTTCTGTTCTTGCTGCTTTAGGTAATTATATGATCGATTATAGCTTAATCCTGGACTTGAAATTTTTTGCGCCGTTTTTTCAATTTGTTTATTTAACGTTTCTAAATATGTCAAATAATCTTCATATTCTTCTTTTGTCATCAATATCTCCTTCCTCCATAAAAAAAAGAGCAATCAGCTCTTTTTTACTGGTTTTTATAATAGTTCCAATATGCTTCTATATATTCTTTTAATTCCTGAATTTCTTCCTGAGGCGGCAGAATTCCAGAACTTTTTTTGCGTTTCTTTCCTGGCGCATAGTAATATATTGCAATTTGATATTTTTCTTTAATCTCATAGTGTTTTGGCACTCTCTTTTTCGTAACTTCTGTTATCCAATCCCATGATATAAAGTGTCCTCTTAATTCAATCCCCTTTTCATTCATATAGAGCATAGGAATCTTCTTTATTCGGAGATAAATTAGTTTTACTGCACATATTCCAAAAAACAATGAACAACAAAAAGTCAAAAACAAACCAAACAGATCAAGGTGCACATGAATCATTAAGCATATCAGCCCTGCAAACGCAAGTATACAAATTCCTATATAAATGAAATCTCCTTCATCATCATTCCACCAAAACTCATTTCCGTTATCTCCAAATTTCTGCATAAGATTTCCTCCCAATCATCACTTATTAAAATAATTATACCCTATTTTCCCCTTTATTTTAATTGTCTTTAGGACACTGCCGGAATATTCTGATAAGCACTTTCCAGCGCATCCGCAAGAATATTACACAGTTCATCAGAAACTTCCTCTTTTTGCTCCTTTAGTGCAGAAAGCATATTGGTACTCTTTCCTCTGCCGCCGCTGCTCTTTAACGAAATATTAATATTTCCTACAGACACACGAATTCCTTCCTTCGTCTGTCCCATACTCGGCGGGGACTGTTTCCCTGGTGTTCCTCCTATCATTCCGCCATTAGCATAACCAGTAACTCCAAGTGCTTGTCCCGCCTGCTGCCACAAGTCAAGACCCCGGTCTCGTTTATGCCCACTTAAAGGTATGATCACTTCAGGACCTTCTTCTCCAACCCAGCTGAGCATTGGGTTGTCCACAAAACTTCCATTGGCATTATGTTTAAAGAGACTCCATAGCTGCTTCTTTAATCTGCTGAAGAAACTATCTTTCTTTTTGGGTGCTGACCTTTTGGAAACGCTGTTATTTGCAGCTCTCTTTTTCTGAAATTCCCTCAATTCATTTTGTCTGTCTTTTACTGACATTGCAGCACCATATTTGACAGCCTTTTTATTTGTACCAAAATATTTTATGGCTTTCTCCTTATTTGCAGTTGTATAATGTATGTCGCCTTCTTTATCCTTAATCTGATCAATAAAAGGATGGAATTTCTTTTTATGAACTTCCTCTCCATATTTTCTGGCACCTTCATACCAGGTATCTCCATATTTTGATACTACATATCCTCCAATTGCACCAGCCAGAATTCCCACTGGTCCGGCCCATGCTCCATATTTAGCTCCCGCAGCAGCCTCTATTATCCCAGTTACTGCTGATGTTGTTCCCACAGATGCTGCTTCGATTGTTGTCTGTTTAAAAGGGTCTCCATCCTTTTTATTTGCTTCTTTTGCAACGTTATATCCAGAAACAAGTATGGTAGCCGGCATGAAAGTTCTGGCAGGAGTTATTTCAGGCAATTCCCTCTGAATAATGGCTTGATATTTATTATCCAGGATAGTGGCAGTTACATTAGTTCCAACCCCTATGATATCATCAGAAGAAGGCTTCACCGCCGATTCAGTTGTCTGCATGTTCAAAATCATTTCTTTCTTTTTTTCCAGCCTTTGATACACTTGATAATATTCCCGCTGATTTTTCGATAATTTTTTAGCCGTTTTTTTGACCTGTTCCTCCAAATAATCTTCATAAGATTTATCACTCATATATATCCCCCCTTTCAAATAAAAAAGAAGCAGGATTGCTTCATTTTTTATTTAATATTTAATTTGTTTTGTAATATTCCCAAAATGCTTCTATATATATTTTTATTTCCATGATTTCTTCTTTTTCAGGAGTTATGGCAAAACACCGTTCTTTTTCGTCTTCTGGAAGCTGAAAATAAATATAAATCCAATCACGCGGACCCGCTGCTCCTCGATACAAAGATTTTATCTCAACAGACTTAACATGATTCCATGAACAAAAATCTCCCCATACGACGATTCCTTCCTCATTCATATAAAGGGCAGGAACTTTTTTTCTTTCTAACATACTAATGTGTATTAAAGCAACAACCAAAAAAACTAAAATACAACCTGATAATATGAATAAAAGCGAGCCTGGTTTTTCCATTTTTAATGGGATAATAAAAAAAATGATACAAAAAAAAACACCAATTTTTAATCCAAGATTTTGAACCTCATCATTCCACCAAAACTCGGTCCCATCATTTCCAAACTTCTGCATATCATGTCCTCCGAACAACTTGTTCTTTGGAATAATTATATCCTATTTTTCTTCTTTTTGCCACTCCATAAGCTCTTCCAGTACAATCTGGGTGGAGGCCAGGATAAATGCCTTCTCCCCCTTCGGGAGCTGAAGGATCTCTGAAGGCATTTTCCCCTGATTCTGCCAGATATAATGAAGTTTTTCAGCTAATGGACTGGCTTTGATCAGTTTTTTGCGTATTCCTCTTCGGTCATTTCTGTATCATAAAATCCGCTGAGTTTATCAATATCTGCATCAATCTTGTCCTTTTCTCCTGCTCTCAGCACAGTATTAATGACATCGATGCCTCTGAGTACTGGGAATCCCTTAGCCTTAAGCCCCTGGATCACTTCCGGTGCATCCCATACTTTCTCAGGATCTACCGTTGCAAAATAGATTTTCCATGCAGAAAATTCATCGAGCCGGATCTCCTTTTCTACAGGAGGAAGTTTTGGATTTGCTGGGTTTGGCATCATAACGGCTGCTTTTTTCCTTGCGTCTAAAAGTTCTTCTTCTCCTAGTGGACGGATTTTAAAGTAAAAATAAACTTTGCCATTCCGTTTAATCTCAACAGTCTTCTGCATTTCCTCATCGTTTTTATAATCTGCTGCATGAAGCAGTCCCTGGATTAAATCAACTTCGTTCTCTGCGGTTACCTGCATTCCATTCATTTTATCTGACATATCTTTTCTCCTCTCTTTTTCTTAGTTCAAGCTTGCCCCTTCCGGCAATGATTTCAAGAATTCCGGTGTCTGGTTAATTACAAAACTCTGGTGTCTTGTAATGATTTCTCCTGATTTCAGAGTCATCAGGTCAAAATCTCCATCCGGTACACATCCATTTAATAAAAGACGCTGTTCTTTCCCATCTGCTGAACGCAGTGCGACACTCTGAAAATCATAGGATGGAATCACACCCTTTTTGACACTCTTAAGCAAAGGTTCCATAACCAGATCATCCCGCACAACAGCCTCTGAAAATGAGAGTGTAAACTTTACTTTATCCGGGATAGCATACTGCTGAGCAGTTCCGAGTGGTTTATACTCTACATTCCCAAAGCTCGCTTTGATCTCAAACTCTTTTACTTCCGCAAGCAGTGTTGACACTCCTTCAAAGTTGACAAACAATCTTCCGTCTTTCCCTGTCATAATGTTTCTATAATTTGTATTTGACATTTCTTTTCCTCCTTACGCTTCTGCTGAAAAATTAAACTGGTAATTTAAATATACTTTTTCCAGGCTGTCCAGATCAGTGGCAGCAACAATAAAATGTACATCTTCCGGTCCGTGCGGCTCCTGAGGGTCCTCATAGATATCTGCTCCGTCCATAAGTTTTCCCTCTCTTGTCATCGCATCCAGCACATCCTTTGCCAGTTTGATCACATTTGCAATTCCGTCACTGTCACAATTGATTTTCCCAATAACCGGTGAAATAGTCCTGTGAAGACGATCGAACAATTCAAATCTTGTCTTTGTCCTTCTGATTTTTTTCCACCCTGCATCCTGATTTTCTTCTAACACATTCAAAGTATTGATTCCGCTGTCAAACCAGACTTCTCCTTCCGGTCCCTGAGAGAGCATCAGCATTCCGTTTTCAATTGCCTGAATATATTTTTCTTTTGAGAGAATCTCCAGGGGTTCCACGGCATCTGCTATAACTGAATGTACAATGGACTGATTCGCCGGACAGCTTCCGATGATTCCTGCAATCACAGTAATTGCTTCATATCCGTCAATTTTTTCTCCATTTTTATTTACAAATCCGGAACCAACATAAACAAAAGCTTCTGAATTAAATTCTTTCGCATGAGACATTCTCTCAGCAAAGTCAACTTCCGCACTCTCTCCTACTACACAAATCCCTGCGCACCCGTTACTCTTCATTCTCTGCATATAGGCTTTCAGCAGTGCATGTACTGCTGTGTCAGTTGTATCCGCAACTAATGCATTCCATGTATATGCCTCAAATGCTTCAAATGCTTCTTCATAATTTCCTGTAACAACCGTTGGATTTGTACCCGCAGTACTTTCTTTCTGTGATACTTGAGCCAGGCTGTTCTTCTCTCCATCTGCCTTAACTGCTGTAAATACAAAAGATTTCTGGTTAATCTCTCTGATAAATGCATCTACTTCATTTTCTTCACTTCCAGTCTCGTAGGTAAACTTCTCTTTTAAGGAACTTCCCTGGTATATCGTCACTTCCTTTTTAGAAGAACTGGAAAGAGGCTGCTTCAGAGTTAATGAGAACACGAGTTTTGTCGGATATTTTGTTTCAAGTGTTACCGCTTTTTCTCCCTGATCATCCATTAATTCCAAAATTCCTTTTGTTCCCTCTGAACCAAGTCTATATACATAGACCTTAGATGCCCCATTATCAAATAAATTAAGAACACCTTTTACTGTTCCGCCTGAACCATACATATCTTCCACAGTTTCTGCCTTCGTATGTACCTGTACGGTTCCCACCGGACCAAAGTCTGCCTGGATAGGAATCGCGAATACTCCATTGATTGCTTCCGCCACGGTTTTCTTTTCCGGGGTTGTGTATCTTCGATAAACCCCTGGTCTGATTTTTGTTTCTCCTGGATCATAAGTTCCTGTCATCATGTTATTGTACCTCCTTATTTTTAAAATCTCTTACTAATTTTTTAGCTTCTTTAATCTCCGCCTCTGTTTTTCCTGCAAAAGTGAAAGCTGCACGAACCATGTCTGCTGATGCATCCAGACTTTCCGGATTTGACGCATATTCTTCTAAGCTATAAATCGTTTTTTGCATTTTGATCCTCCTTAAAATTTACATCTTTTATTTTGGATATCTCTTCTTCCTTCTTTTGAACACCGTACTGTCCTTTGACTAAAATTTGTCCATCTTTAAAGCTATCCGCATTATCTTTAAACGTTACCGAATCTATAAAAAACATACCCCCATCACTCATTTTCAACTTGTCTTTAAGGTTCAACTGCTCACATATAGATCTGATCAGTTCTATGCTTTTTCTCCTTCGAGCTATTACATGAATCTTCACGGTTGCCGTCAGCCAAGATACCTCCCATGTATCATTATACGTTCCGGGAAGAATATTCCCCAGACGGCAATAAACAGCTGGATTCTCGTCTGTAGCTTTCCATGTGGGACCTGTATTCTCCATTCCAGGTATTCTAATCTGATCATTCAACTCTTTCAGCCACTTCTGAAAAACAGCAACAATATCTGAATTGCCCGCGTCCTGTTTAAAAAAAGCTCCCGGCTGAAAACAAACCAAATATCCTTTAGAATCCTCTCCAATTTCCGGCTTAATTGTTTTGGACCGCAACCATTTCATTCCTATTGTCATATTGTCAAAAGAGAAAAAACAGTGATGAAATAAAGAAATTAATTTTCTCTCGAAATTTTCCCAGACGGCTGTTTGATCCGGCTTACAGAACATCCTTATGGCCAGCCTTCCTGTAATGTCACCTTTCGGATCTGACTGAATAAGCAAATCATAAACAATTCTTGGGTAGATATCCCCCTCCCATAATTCGTCTGAATCTTTGGGTGCATTTCTTAAGAAAACTGCGGGTTTTCCATTGTATTTTGCAAGATTCTCTATCATCCATGCGTTTTCAGTTAACCTCTGGTAAACAAGTTCATTCATAGATTCACCTCCTTTTTTATATTTACACCTACCAAACTTACGTTCCCTTCTTAGTGTATTATTATCATAGCACTAATGCTGCGGACATTGTGGGCAAACTATTTATCTCCTATTTTTATACAGGGCTTTACACGTTTTTCTTCCCGCATAAGTTCCTTTTCTCCAATTTAGCTGCTCCCAATATTTTTCAAGCATTTCCTGAGTTTTAGGACCCCAAATTCCGTCCTCTGAAAGTTTCATAAGACTTCCCTTATAACACTTATTTAAGTTAGCCTGAAGCCAGCGTATTGCCTTTTTAGATGAACTGCTTTTTACTGTAGTATATTTTTCTTCTTTCTTTCCCTTTAATTCTTCTCCAATAATTCCCTCTGCTATTGCTCTTGCCACCGCTTTATAACCAACTTTTTTATACAGTTCATAGTCATCTTTATCATCCACAAAACAGACTTCTACTAAAATTGCTTTATTTTTTGTATGATTTAGATAATATAGACCGCTGGTTGTCTTAATCCCTCTATTTTTAAATCCAATCTTGTTCATATTATCTAATATTTTTTCTGCGGCACGCTTTTTTATTCCTGACGAGGCAGTACACCAGATTTCTGTTCCGGCTACTTTTCCATCACCAACAAGATCGTTTCTCCCTGAATTTAAGTGAATCGAGATATCTAACGTAACCTCTCTTTTATTGCATTTAGAAACAATTTTTTTTAAAACGTCACCCTGACTTTTTCCATTGTTGCAGGTACATTCATAAACTTTATGTCCATCAGATCGTAAAAGCCGTATGATCTCTTTTACAATTTGTCTGGCCTCTTTCGATTCATCCAGATATCCCACTGCACCACAGGCAACTTTGTTAGATGGATTGTGCCCCGCACTTATGTTATAGCTCGCCATATTTCTCCCCCTCCACTAGCCTTGTAAATGTCTGATGCAGTCCCGTACTGGCAAGCCCGGAAAAAGCTCCAGATATAATAGACTCCAGATTTATCTGCTTATTTAAGATACATCCCATAAATGCACCGCAGACAGCCAGAATCAATGGTATATATTTATTAGGAATAAAATCTAAAGATTTTTTAATTACATAACCAATAATGAAAGACGCTGTCAGTACCATCGGCATATAATACTCACTGATAAAATTTAAATCCATTTGTAATCTCCTCCCTATTTTTCGATGATACTTTCCAGAAGTTCATCCCTTATTTTTTTCATGTTTTCTATCCCATTTCCTGTAATCTGATGGTTTAGCATTGCAGCTAAACATTTGGATTGCTGTTTCTGCATTTCTTCCAATCCCTTTAATCGTTGATAATCTTTCTCCGAATGTTCTTCTAACTGGTCTACGCGGTGGCTGAAATGCATAGCAGGATATACAATTTTATAAATAACCGCACCCGCTCCTCCAATGATGCTGATGCCACCGCATATTGCTAAAATTTGTTCCAGCACTGCTTGCTCCTTTCCTAACATCTGTTATCTTATCTTGCTCTATGTGTCCATATATCTCCATCTCCTTTCAAATAGCTGTAGCTAAAAAAAGAATAAAGGATAATGAGACCCTTTTACCTTACTTGACGTCTCTTATCCTTTATTCTCTATGATAACTATATCATCCTTATAGGGGACATTGTGGGCAAATCTAGCTTTCCCTTTTCCAGTAATATACCGTTACATATGGCGGTAAATTTAATCCGCTTCCTGTGTTTCCATGATTATGAGGTTGATTTTCTCCGACGGAGTCATGTTTATGGGAAGCATTTACTGTAAAAGTTATCCCTCCCACATCCTTATTGCCTGTGGTCATATCATTTGTCAAAGCCTTTGATGCCCCTGAAATAATTCCGGAGTATTTCCAATCTTTATAACAATACGCCCGAAAAGTACCTGACATATTTCTTTGACCGTGATCATGAGTAGGAAGCTGTCTGGTATTTATTTTACAATCTCCAGTCGAATGTAAATGTGTTTTTGAACCTCCTGGCTTTTCTACATGAATAAAATCGCTGTCATTTTCATTCACTCCCATTAAGGTTTTTCCTTCTGCAAATCTCTTCCAAGTTCCTGGCAAAGATTCATTCGGATTAAATTCTTCTGCAAAAGCAATTACCATTCCAACCGGATACAAATAAGAAAGGATCTGCTGTATATCCGCCTCTAAATTATCTATGGCTGCAGAATGTACATTATATTCTTCAAGGGATACGAATCCGCTTGGATCGATATCAATATCAAACGGAGCAGTATCCGAATTCTTAAAACAAAACTCCCATGTAATCGAAAAACCAGGGCTTTCGTTTACGGCAGGTATAAACCTTCCTCTTTCTGCCTGAGATAAACAATATAAAACTTCATTTCCATCTTGATCTTCTGCATAAAACCCTATCTGCCACAGATCATAACTCTCCTGCAGCTTCGTATTCTCTAAAAGAACAGGAATTGTAATCTGATCATTTTTTATGACAGCGGGACGAAGATTTATTTCCTGCCTGACATCCAGAACCTCTGTCTGGCTCCTCAGATCATAAAGCGGTGCTTGCCCGGCTCCTGCCTTCACCTTTGTAATCTTCAGTCCCTGTCCATCCAATAACTTTGTCTGAAGTTCTATTCCTCTATCCGTTATAACTGTGTTCTTCCATATGTCCATACGTTCCTCCATTATTCTTGTACATTGTGAATAAACTTCTCCTCACAAAATCTCTGATACTTCCTTGACGCAGTCCTCCTGTCCATTCCAAGTTCTTCCCCAATCTCCTGCCATCCAAGATTATTGATGGAACGAAGCCGTATAATAAGCCTGAGTTCCGGGTCTTCAATCTCCTGCAGGAACCGTTCGATCTCTGCCCTTGTGTGCAGAAGTTTTTTAATGGACAGGTCGATCAGCTCCCGGATCTCCTCCATTCGTACCGCATAGTCTGCTGTCTTGTCACTGACACCGGTCCCAAACGGCATCCCCGTCAGCAGCGGTGACTTTATCATACTCTTACATTCCATCCAGCTGAGTTCTTCATTCAGTTTCTCAATTTCCCTGTTCAGATAGTGCATCTGACCCAATTCCTTTTCTGTCAAATCAATCCCTCTTTTCTTTATCTGATGTGTTTCCATCCCATATACATTGCTCCGGACGTCGGCCTGTAAACGGTCACAAGAGGCCTCATCTTATTTACGGCTCTTCCGTTAAAGCGGATCTGCCTGTCTCTGATCTCAGTCGCCGCTCTGCTCCGGTATGCCCCGATCCACTCATTGATTATTCTTATGGAAATTCCATAAAATTCTGATAACTGCTCCTTTGTATAGTGATGCAGCAAAATGCTGATAACTGCGTCAGTTTTTCCCTTTTCAGTCTGAAAGTCAAACATAGTACTCCTCTCTAAATTTTGTCTATTATGCCCATTGCCTTTTCCAAACAAATGTTCTATACTCATTAATATAAAAAGTAAAATTGTTACGGCTTAGACGCTGTATGTACAAACAGATATTCCAGCGGCATCCGGGGGAAATACCTTTTTTTCAGAAGCATTGCTTCTCCGATGGTGAAGCTCCCTGAGCCTTCCAGTTTGTCCAGCACGTCTTCTGTCCGCAGCCTCAATACATGTGCAACTTCTTCATTTGTAATATTTGTTTTTTTTAATTCAGTTTTTAAATTTAAATATGGCAACAGCTCACCTCCTGATATTACTCGTTTGCGTATCTTATATTGATATAATATACGCATATGAGTTATATGTCAAGATAATTATACGCATTTGCATATTTTTTTGTTTACTTCTGGTTTTTGTTATGCTATTCTTTCTATTAGAAAGGCGGTATATTTTATGGGAATTGGAGCAAAGTTGGAGCTGTTACTGCAGGAACATCACATGAATGCCAATGAACTGGCCAAGAAAATCAATGTGGCACCTACGACTATTTATTCGATGATCAAGAGAGACAGCAGAAAGGCAGACATAGAAGTTTTATTAAAGATTTCGAAGGAACTCGGTGTCACCACTGAGTATTTCTGCGACGATGAATTCCTGACCTCTGACAGCAAAAAAGAACCATCATATGAAGATTTGAAAACACTGATCGCAAGAAACGGAAAAGAAATGTCTATTGAGGAAAAATTAGAACTTATAAAGATGTTATCTGAATTATAAAGGACTGGTGGATTTGAATTATCACGATATACTTGTTAAGATACTCGATGTTTACAGAGACTGTGAAGTCCAGTCATTTCCGATTGATTGTTACAGCATTTTAAGGCACTATGGATACCGTATTTTCACCTATCAGAATATGCGGGATATCAATGAACGGCTCTATCAATACTGCAGAAATTATTCGGAAGACGCTTTCCGTTACGGAGCCAATCGGATCATAGCCTATGATGAGAGCAAATCCCCTTTCAGGATTCGGTTCTCCATCATGCACGAACTGGGACATATTATGCTGGGACATTCCAGAGAATGTGCCTGTAACGAACAGCAGGCCAATTTTTTTGCAAGCAATATTCTGGCCCCCAGAATGGTCATTCATTTTGCACAGTGCCGGAATGAGGATGATGTCTCCTCGGTTTTCCAGATCAGCAGAGAGGCCGGGTCCTACGCATTTCAGAATTACAGACTTTGGAAAGAATCCGCAGCAAGAGAAGTAAGTGATGTTGACGAGGCCATGTACCGTCATTTTTATCATGATGATATGGAAGAATTTATTTACAGTATAAAGCCCTGCATGATATGCGGAAAGACAATTTATAATTCATCGGAAGATTTATGCCTCCACTGCAGGATGGAGCATATCAGAAGGCAGCACACCCCGCTATACACATCCAGAAATGACAGAATGCTTCTGCAGATTGAACAGCAGCTGCTTAACAATATATAACAGAACATATTTGACTTGGCAAAAGTCTTACAATAAAAAACTCATATCATATGTCCAACAGCCATGTGATATGAGTTTTTTATTATCTCAATTATTCTTTTTAATGTGCCCCGTTTAATTTCATACAATAGTAAGATGCCATTACTGGCTTCCCATTCTTATAACCGACGATTTTGATTGGTAAAAAAGCAGTATGTTTTTTGGGGTCTTTGTGTTCCGGTATAAACTGTTCTGACCATCCGGGTTTTATGATTCCATCGCAGTTGGACAGTCCGGGCATCTTTCCTGTATAAGGTCTTCCCTTTTACCACTGTTGCCGTGTCATACACTTTGTTTACGAACATTTTCCAAAGGAGGAAGTGCTGATTTTTATTTAGTTCCTGAGCTTAATTCTCTCTGCATCATTATTTATACATTTATAGGTCGCATCTGAAGATATCCAAAATTTTTGAAAATTAGAATTATGTTTTAGTAATTTCTTATGAAAACTATTATCTTTTATTACATCACGCTTAAAGTCTTTATTTGATTTGCTTCCAGTCAACTCCTTAATTTGCCTTATATCACAGCTTCGTATTAATTCATCCTCTAAATTTTTCACTTGTGTAATACACAAAACTTCCTTTACAGTACTTTACAATCTTCTCCTTCGACCAAATAATGATAATATTTATTTTTTCTCTTTTCACTCATTTACTATCCTCTTTTGCATAAAAACTCTTATTTTAAATCAGCTATTTTATAAACATAGTCTACACTTGGCGCTGACGAAAACAAATCATTATCCACTGCATTCCTTAAAGAATCTGTGTTTCGCTTTAAATATTGAGCAGCACTAATACATTTAATTGGTTGAGACTCATCATTTGAATCTTTTCTCAAAAATACAAACGAAAGCTTTGGTAAAGGCAAATCCAGTATATCAGTATTATGCGTTGTAAAAAACAACTGATCGTTACCTTTTGTAACAATCCTATACAGATCATATGTATTGATAATAAAATCCATAGAGAAAGAAGCTTCCAATTTACGATACATTGAAAAAACATTGCAAAGACCGTTTTCGATGCTTCTAAAAAGACAGAACAAAGTGGGCAAGCCCACTTCAACGCCCCAACCCCTCACTCTTTGAGGGGCTTGACAACTTTGCGTGCCTGATGCAATTTGCCGCAGGCAAATAATTTCCTTACGCAT